GGTTGGAACGATGATGGTAAACACATACTATTATGTCCTTCCTCACCAACTGTATGTTATCATATTAATAATGTTCAACAAGACGAGTGGATTGCAAGAACAAAACTACAGTTAACAGAACTTACTGATAGACCAATTAAGATGAGAAATAAACCAAGACCGAGTAATAAGTGGTGGAACACTGACATTAAAGATGATTTGAAAGATGCATGGTGTGTTGTTACAAACATGTCATTATCAGCAGTTGATGGTATTTTAAATAAGACACCAGCTATTACTCATCAAAGAAATGTTGCATCGTTTGTAACAAGTCGTAAACTGGCAGAGGTTGAGAAACCTTTTAAACCAGATAGGAAGATGGTACAAGAATGGCTAAACACAATAGCAAATCACCAATTCACTATTTCCGAAATAGAGGATGGTTTAGCATACGACATTTTAAAGACGCAGTATTCGGCAGGTGGCTAGGCTTTGCTCTTGCCATTTTAGGTGTTTATGTGTTATCATCTGCTCATATACCTACACAATGGTTAGGTTGGTTGATAACAGGTCTATCATGTGCTATATGGGTATGGTACGGTTATAAAGATAAAGACTGGCCAAGAATGTTAATGGAATTATTTTATTGCTTTCTAGCAATTAGAGCTATATTGAATTGGATGAATATGATATGAAAAATTTTGTATGTGTATGTTGGGGAGATAAGTACCCTTTTGAGTATGTTCAAAAACTGTACAACATGGTACAGAGAAACACCACAGTTGAACACAAGTTTATAGTTTTTACAGACAGTGTTTCTATGCACAATAAACTTAGTCCTGAAATAGAGATAAGAAAATTGTTTCATCACGACTATGAGGGTTGGTGGAATAAACTACAACTATTTTCACCAGAAGCAGACCTTGTAGGTGAAAATCTATACATGGATTTAGATGTGGTCATCTTAGAGAATATAGATGATTTCTTTAATCATGGTGAAGAAGACACATTTAGTATTATCAATAACTTTAATTTATCTACTAAGATATTCAATTCAAGCATCTTCAAGTGGAACAATAAAACAGCAACAGACCTTATCTGGCACCCTTGGTTGGCCGATAGAGGTAATCTAAAAAGAAACCAAGGTGACCAAGATGTTATATCCATACTGGCCAGTAAAAGTGAGAAATTTAGAGTATTTCCAGATGAGTGGTCTTTCTCATATAAGTGGAATAATAGAGTAAATCCAAGATATGCTAAGTCTGACTGGACCTTTGAAAGAGGTGTAGGAAAGGTTGCAGTCTTTCATGGTGCACCAAATCCACACGAAAGTGACCAAGAATACATCAAAAACGCCTGGAAGTGACCCTTCCCTTGCTGGTCAATCCTGTCGCACCTCTAAAACCTAGACCAGGTCTCAAAAAATAATTGAAAAAAAAGCAATAAAGTGCTTGCCATATGGTATGGACTCTGATAGGATATGTGTATATGATAAAGAATTACACAGAAAAAAAACACAAAATAATGGTTAAAAAACATGAAAAAAGGCTTGCCAAGTGTAAGAAATACCTGTATAATAACCTTATTGATTTACTAATGAACACTATAAACACTAACAAAGGAGACTACTATTATGGCTAAAGTTAAAAACTACTATATGGATAAAGCTGAAGAAGCTGTTGATGAAATCATCAAAAATCTAAAAAACAATGTGATTACAAAATCTGTTGCAATCAAAGAAATTATGAATGTCGAAGCTGTTGACTTGATTGATATTGATGAATACAATGTTGAAGAAGTAATCGACATGGAATTGGAAGCAGCTTAGTGAATTTTGATAGTAATTTAAAATCACCTATCTCAGAAGCAACAAATATTTTGATGAACTATAAAATATCACCACATGCTTTAAAAAATATTAAAGATGTTGATTATTATAGAAACCAAATGTTAGTAGTTTTAAGTGAGAGAATTATTAAATCTAAAACTTTAAAAGAAGTTGCTAATATGTTAAATCTAAAACATTCCGAAAGAATTAGACAAATTGAGGCAAGAGTAAAACACATATTAACTAATAAAATGCAAGGTTACAAACAATCTGCTTAACAAACAAAAGGACAATACTATGAACACTACATATATCGTAACTACACAAGGCTTAGAAAACTATGGCGCACATGCTGAGAGTGGTAAATTCTCAGATAACAACCACTATTGGAAGTTTAAGTCTGGTACAGAATATATGGTGACAGGTCTTGACCGTGAACAAGACGCTATGGCGTTTGTAATGGCCATTGGTGCAGAAAATGGTATTGGTTGGAAAGAATACCCTTGTGATATTCAAACACATGAAGATTGGATGAAACAGTGGGATATGTCAGATGAGAATGACAAAGAATATTATGAATTTAAAATGAAACACATGGTCAAAGCTGACCCTAATACATATAAAAAGGAGACAACATATGATTATTAATGTAGGCGATTATGTTGAATGTAACTACGGTAGAAGTGGTACAATCATCAATATCGGTATCGCAACAGAAAAAACCGATATAGCTGCTGAGGCAGATACGAGTTTAAATGCTAAAACTTATGACACTGAGTTAGGATATACTGGCGCTATTACATATACAGGCGACAGTGGTACATACTGGTGTTTTTTCAATCAAATCAATAAAGTTGAAGAAAGTGCTACTAATGAAATATAATGAAAATAAAATCCTAAATGAAATAGGTGAATATATTAAATCTACTTATGGGCAACATTATGCTCAAGTACAAGAGGGTGTTCAGGTGCAAGACTTGTTACGCTCTGCTGGTATTGATAAAGATTTTTGTCAAGCCAATGCAATCAAGTATCTTGCAAGGTTCGGCAAAAAGAATGGTCGTAACCGTGCTGACCTTTTAAAGGCTGCTCATTACATTGTTCTATTAATGGACAGTGAAGATAACACTAACTCTAAGGAAAAATAATGATTGACATTTTAGAAAAGATTGAACAACTCAAATCTATCGCCAAAATGGTCGATGATGGTACACCTAGATATCAGATTGTAGATAAGTGTAATGAAATCATCAATGAAGACCAGAAAAAGGTAGATGAATTTGAGAAATGGGCTGATGAGGAGAGCAAAAAAGAAGTTGTCCTCCACGATGTCTCCGGTGAAGCATTTGGTTTGGATCCGTGGGAAACGACAGATTTAGCGAAAAGTGTCAAAAATTGAGGCGCCAGGATGCGCCAGGAGACGCTTTAAGAGCTGCTCGAAGGTCGGACTATGGTCGAAAAACCACTAAAAATCACGCTTTTTTTAGGCTTGCCATTATCCACCAACTAGTATAGGATATACGAATATTAACACTAACAAAAAGGACATATGACTACAAACACATTTAGATACGACAAAGACAGCATTTTTGCAGAATTCAATGATGCGAAATCAAAAGATACCAAACTAGGTAACGGTGATGACAATAAAGTACACACCAACAGAATTAAGTTTCTAAAAGATATGATTGACTTAGAAGCTAAAATGCCTGAAGTCTTTAGTTATGTAAACATTAACTTCAAAAACTTATTGAATGTTTATCTAACTCAGGATCCAAGGCTCACTTTCTACATGAAAGTCTTTGGTAAATCTCCAGATGAAATGGCGGCTGAACAGGCATATGACGGTTAATTATGGCAATTATTTACACTAATACATCAAGTGGCTCACTGAGGCGGAACAGGAAGAAAGCAAAGAACCTGTCCGCCAACCAGTTGGCACAATACAAAGAAGACCTAAGACTTCATAATAAACATATGAAGAAGATACATCTACACGACAAACAAATGAATTTAGAAGACTATATCAAATATAGACACGGTATGTTAAAAATCAAAACTAGAAGTGTGCCATTGAAATCGGTACTATATACTAGAGAAACACCAAATTATCCAAGTTTATCAAATTCTACCAACTTAGGTGGTGGTACGATTGACTACAAAGAACAACAAGAACGAATTGAAGTATCTAAACAATACTCAATTGTTCCAGCATATAACAAAGGTCCTTACATGGTAGTCGGTAAAGAAGACCTTAAAACA